GGATGCAAAAGCAGGGGTTCTAATCACTAAATTTATCAATTTAGGCCTAAGCCACATCCAATCAAACGTATATAATTCTCCTCATAAAATAAGCAACTGCAATCATCGTCAACATATCCGGTCATAACTAAAATCAATATCATAGGCAAATCCAAAGAATAGTCATCCATAACAAAGGTCATAACATCAAACAACAAATCATCATCATAGGTAATCCAAAGAATAGTCATTTCAGGCAGGGGTCAAAATCACATCCAGAATCAACTCAGCCAGGCGAAATCGTAAACGACATCAGTCAGCCCCAGTATTCAATCAGTCATCTTCATCACTAATTTCGAGCTTCACTGGGAAAAGCTCTTCTGCTGTCACCTCACCAACCACGTCCCAATCCACAATCCCTAGGTAGGTCTCAAAGGCCAAATCGTAGCTTGGTATGGTGACAACTTCTCTATTTTCTTTTAGTCTCTCACGGCACTTGCGAACAACGAGGTCGTACTGCTCACGACCCCAAGCGGACAGCTCAACCATCAGGGAAAAAACTTGATCAGCAAAGGTCTTGCGGTTACGCATCCACATCAAGCTGTTGAATATGGTTGTCAAGCTCAAGCGCAAAGCAATGCGGTCATCACGCTGGCCACGAAGGCGGAAGAAAGTTCTCTTCAGGAACTCAATCTCTTGAATTTCCACGTTGTACTCCTCTCCAACCTTGCTGGCAGGCGTGATCTCCATCCCAAAAGCATTCTTGACCACTTCAGCGAGGGCAGCTCCAACTTCGGGACCATTGTAAGCGACGATACAATCATCACCATACACAACGGTCAAAAAGTCTCGACTTGTATAGTCTCCATCGAAATGGAACTGGTAATCAATGCCAAAGGTGTCAAGAAAAGAATACTCAAGGACAAGCAAGTTGCAAATGCAGTTGAGAATCGTTGTGCAAGGGCTCCCGGAAGGCATACCTCCCTTAACAGTCCAGAGCTCATCGAGAACGAGATGCTTGGAAACAATCACGGTCTCATGAAGTCTAGCGACCTCCTCCGGTGACTCGTGCAGCTCAGCCAGTATCTCAACGGCTTTGCGCATCAACATTTCCGGGAGGGAACCATCGAAACGAGAGTAATCAAGCGCAAGGAATTTTGAATATGAACACAATTCAGCATAGAGCTCATGTCCATCACGAGGTGGGTTAATCCCCGCAGCAATACCTGTCAAATGAGCGGCGGTGTTGTAGAACCCGGAGTAAATGCTAGACATGTACATCCGGTATGCCACGACAAAGTCAAGCTCCGCAGCTTCAATCACTCGCGTCTTGCCGAGTTCAACTTTCTCGCAAGATCGCAGTTCATCTTTCAAATGTGCAGTGAAAAGCGTATCAATTTCTTTCCCGGTCTTAATTGCTGTCAACCAGGCTTCAACATCTTTCCGCAGCATGTCCGAAATCTGAACGGTGCCATCAGGTAAAATTTGGTAGAGGTCACACTTACGAAAACCCCGCGACACATATTTGTAGCCAGGAGATGTGTCTTTGTCTATGGGGTTGATGTCACCCCCACGGATGGCATCCTCCATTGTGATCATGTAGCCAAGAGGGATGTGGTTTTGAAATCTCTCTTTGACTTTGTGAGCTGCGACCGCGAAAACCGTGGTATTTGGATCAAATCTGTCAACGCGGTACTTCTCGCCATTGGTCTTCACCAGGCTGTCGATGTTCACAATCAAACGCGTGTCGCGAGAGCTCAAGACTGCAGGTTCTTTTTCAACAGGAAAAGCTCCATGAAAGGGGGACTCGCGCAATTTGGATTTACTGGGCATGAAACTTCTCATTGTCGACTTTTCTTTTGAGACAATGACGCCCTGTGCAATATCGAGCGGGTACAGGTCAAAGCGAAAAGCAACGGCAGAGCCCTGCCCAGCTGCATTGTGCATACCGATCAATTTCCAGGTCCCATTTTGTTTTTGAATTATGATGGAACCACAATCTCCTGGTTGGGTTTTACAAAGGTAGCGGAAATGGCCGAATCGCATACCCCACATTTTACCCGAATTTGGATCTCGAAGCATGGAGTAATCACCCTTGGTGAGATTTTCACCAGTGCGAATATGGAAACTCCCGCCCCACGCTGTCAGCAGTCTGGCATCACGCCCATACTCAGGCGCAGAAATCAAATGCGTGAAATCAGGAAACTCAACACCAAGTGCGCTCACAAATTCAATGCAGGCCATATCAGTCTCGCCATCCTCAACCACAAAAACGCTAATCGTGTAGTCTTCTGGCGTCAAATTCATCTCAATACCTCCATAATGCACAATCAAATTTCCATTACCCAATCCGTGAGCATATGTTATAATTTGGCGTTTGGCTATTGCAAAACCACGTGAGTTGTGTTTCCTGTCTTCAAATTTTAGAAACACCATTGGTTTGGCGAAGTGTTCATACTGTTCACATTCGACTGGAGCTTGAGCTGTGTCAACTCGCACGTTCCGGCGGGCAGCCCTCTTAACGAGAACTTTCCGGGGGTCAACGCGTATGGCCTTGTCATATGGTGCCTCCACATCACACTTAGTCAGATCCCTGATGAAAGTGTACGTGGAATGCACGATACGCAAAACGTTGACAGCAACACCAACACGTGACACCCAGGCAATGGTCTTGTCCAAGGTCCACCCCTTGCATTGTTCTGTTATCCAATTCTTAGCATACTGAACGCTTGTTTTTGTAGCGGCGACCAGTTTGCGCGGAAAAGCGAACAACCCTTCAATCTCGAGTGTGTCCAGAATGGTTTGCGAATCCACTGGAGTTTCGGGAGGGGCCTGTAATTCATCAACATCATCATCCAAAATTTTTGAGAAATTTTCATAAAATTTGCGGTTTTTGTCAATCATATCCATCACCTCTGCCACGAATTTCTTGAAGGAAAAGGTTTTCCAATTTAATCCATCGACGCAGAAACTCCAACACTCACCACTCTGAAATGATCCATCACGCATCGCTTTCTCACCATCCAAAACAGTCTGTCCATTGACGACGGTGGTGTATAATGAGTTCACCTTGAATTCCAGAACTTTAAATCTGCGAGCAACTGCTTGTGGAAATTTCAGCTTGGAGTGTGAAGAAGGTAGTGTGTTAGATGTTGTAATGACCACCTCAGCCTGATAGTACTTTCCTTTATCGTCAAGGTCAGCCATGGGGACAATGGTGTTAGAGCACCCCATCAATTGCAGGATCAAATTTGCTTCTTTCTCATCAACATGCGCAAGAAACTCGTCAATGTAATGGACCTTCTGGCCAGAATATCCATCCAAAAACTCAGCTCCCGGCGCATGGACGTAAACTTCAGTCTTGAGCGCTTTGGCAAGGTAGTTGCAAATCCTGGTCATGAGAACTGTTTTTCCCATGCCAGGTATCCCGCAGAAGTGAATTCCGACAGGGTCAGGTCTGATTGGTTTTTCAGGCGCGCGGTGCCCATATCGGACACTTTTCATGGTCATTAGTGCCTGATTGATTGGTATCTGAAAAGGGTGTCGCGGTACCATATTTGCCAATTTTTGGTACATCACAAGTTGTTCATGCAATTCATCATATCTGTTCCTGTGTTCGTTTGTAACAGAACCAGACGTGCGGATGTCCTGATAGAGATCCGCAGCACCCGCTATGGTTTGGACCACCACGGTCTCGTCTTTCTTGAGTATTTTTGAACTTCTTTGAATTTCGTCGGGATTATACATCTCACTGATCAATGAGGCCAATTTGAGCAAACGTTGCACCCACCAATCTAGATTTCGAGCCAATTGCGTCATACTCGTGAAATCCTCCGCAGTGTCCGTGAAATCTTTGAAGATATCATGGGCAAGCCCAACCATACGGGCACGTTCACAACATCCAATAACATCCTCGCCGGGAAGCAAGTAGTTAATCAGAGAAGAAACGTTGCAAGATTGAAAGATCTGGAAAACAGCACTAGATACATCAGCTGCCACTAAGCAAGAAACACTAAGCAGTGTAAGCGAAGAAGAACTTTGTGACAAAATAAAAGCAAACATAAGGACTTTGAAAAATCCTTTAAGCAGCAAGGAGGAAGCCTCAGACCATGCATCGCCAAGAACACGTCGAAGGTTGTCATCTGTGAAAAGCGTAGAAGCCAACTGCGCGTTGGCTATAGCACTAGCATCAACCCCAAGCATCCACTGAACAACGCCAGATATTGGTGACTCGGCGTCAACAACTCGCGCCATGCAGAAAGCAACCAGGGCATAAAGACAAGGCAAGGGCGTGTCTTCGAGAGTTTGATCATCAAAGACGAAGCGTACATCGTGTCCATCAAGCGCATGTTCACCCAATACTGTTAATCTGGTGAATTGGCGCTCGGTGATCACGATGGTGTTTGCAGGTGGCACAGAGCTCCAGCGTGAGGTAATCCTGATTTCCTTGGAAAAGATGAAGTTGTCAATATTATAGATACCAAGGAACCTGTTATTAGCCGAATTAAGCGGGCACAAGAAATGTGTGCCAAGGTCAGTTTCTTTATAAAAGAAAACTGGTCCGGGGTTTTGTTCAACATCCCCGGACAAAAGTAAGCGCAACCTTGCAAAACGTGCACGGATCCATCTACTGAACCCAGCAAGCATAAACATGCTGATGAACGGCGTGACGACGATGCGCCTGACAAGGCCACGTGACATTATTTGCAAGAAAATAGCAGTGTTTGTGTATGTCTGAGGCACATCATCAGCAATGGCAATGTCAGGTGCGAAGTTCGCACTAAGCGCAGTGTTGAAGTTGCGGAGAAAATCACCCTCAATCTCACAGATTTGCCACCATGAGTCTAGCGGTGAGGAAACAACAGCAGCATTGGCAAGATTAAGTGCCGGGATAGTAATCGGCACGCCCTCATCAATCAAGCTCCAACCGAACGTGCTAGATATGGCCAATACGGGTCCAGGGTTGGACTCCACATCACCACAAGCAGTCAAATCTCGCTTGTATGCCAGAATTTGTTCAAGCAATTTCAAGCGACATTCACGTTTGGTCTTCCCTTGAGCATAGAATGGAACGCCATCAACCTCGGCTTTGCTGTGGAAATGTAAGAATCGTCCAGCATAGCTCACAGGTTTGACAGGGTAGGTTGTTTCAATCGCCAAACGGTCAAGAGTGCGCTCCAGCAGGTCCAGGCGGGACCAGTCTGACGGGCCCTCAAAGTCATCAACATCATCATCGGAGAAATCAGCAGCAACAACATCTGGCGGAGATTGCAGAAAGTAAAAGCGTGTATTACGATCAAAGGTTAAAGCAAGCCTGACGCTGTATGTTGTGTCATCAAGTGAACTCATCAATAGCTTACCAAGCTGCATACTCTCAACGAAAGGTGTGAGCACGTAGAATGGAACGCATAATGAAGCATTGGAAGCAGGTTTCATTGCCACAGAGCCCTGAGACAAGATACGAGAATAATTATCCTCGGCAACCGTGCCCAGATCATCACTGATGTAAGAATGCGCAACCACCAGCGGTCCGGTGGCAGTGTGCATGATGTGGACGGTCATATCGCCACTCCTGTACCTGAACAATTTGAAGACATTCAGGAAAGATTTGGCTGTAGGAACCAGTTGTGCAGTTTTGTCAGCGGTGGTAGATGTAGTTGGTTTCAAAGCATGCGCCCGTCCAAACAGGTTGGCCAGCAGCATATGATCTGACTTGATCTGATCAGGTAGAGAAACCCTCACATTCCTGAAAACAGGCCTCTTAATCCGTGTGGAAGTAGAAGCCTCATCCTCAATGTTTGTGACTGGTTCCTCAATGTATTCCTCCTCAATGATCACATCATCATCGTCGCCCTGAAATTTAGCAGTACCCTCCTTCGGATAGACAAAGGAGAATGAAGATGAAGTGCCAATGTAAAATATTACACGCACAGCAGAAGGGCAAGCAGGGGTGTACGTCAGCGGGTTAAGCACGAAAACGGCAAACCTGCCAAAGACACCATGCATGGGTCTGTAGGTTTGTTGACACACATATGGTAGTGTGAAGCGGACGGTTGTTTTACCACCCAGGTCGAGGATCTGTGTGAAAGCGTTATTGATGTTGTCAATTGACAAATCAGCTCCATCATTATCCTCTCCAGGATAGAAAACAATCAGCAGTTTGCCCTGATTCAAGCGTGAAGCAACAGACTGAATTGAAACACAGAGATCACCTTTGTAACCGTGGTAAAAATTGGACAAGAATCCAAGGTTGGTTGTGTTTTTAATACTACCAACATTGGAGTCTGACTTCACGATCACATTGGTGACAAGCAATTGTTTCCCAATCTCATCTGTGTAAGCCCAGTCTAGCGCCATCCAGAGTGATTCGATGTTTGTCACTTGTTTCAATGACCGAAAAGCTGAATCACCCACGACCTGTGCGTCAGACGAAGAGCGCTCTGACGTTAAGCCCATACGCGGTCGTAAAGCCGTATGGTGCCGTGATGCCATAAACATGGCACCCTCACCCTGCTCCACCCTGACTGCAGCGTTGTTCGAGCCGGGACCCTGTAAAACAGAGAAAGCCTGAAACTCAGGAGTGACAAGTTTTCCATATAAAGTCCAGTTTGAAACTTGTCCCCCGCTCGAAGGTACTTTTAGCTGTGCCAGAACATACAAACGGAGCGTTCCGTTGTTGTCCTCATCATCTTTGATCCCGCAGTATTGTGTCATATTTATATACGGGATTTTAAGGCTCGCTGATGTGTTTAGTGAGCAATTTATCATGGCGTGTGGGAAATTCCTGAAAGTGTCGAATTGAAAGTGTGCACCATCGGGCACATAGACAAGAACCAAAGCACCGGCAAAACCCATGTTCGCGTTCACAATTAAATTGAACTCGAAATCAGATCTCATCCAGTGGTAATTCTTCATCAGATTGTATGTTGGATATTTTGAATCATAGAAGACATCTGGTAGTTTCCACTCTTTCAACTTCACTTCAGCGGCCGAACTAGTTGACCACTCAGCGGCGTCAAGCCTGACGAATCGCTGAATGTTCATCTGTCCAACCTCCTGTTCAACGGTGGATGCAGTAAGAGCTGGTGGCACTGTCCCGGTCTCATAAATCTCACTCTCAGCAACAGCTGATTGATCTGAAATAATCACGTTGGGTGCCTCCACAGGGCGCACTGCTGCGTCCATCAAACTCCCGACAGCATCCTCAGCTGTTCCCAGCATTGATGATGCAAAAGTTGTGGTCAAATTTTCAATTATAGAAGCCATGTAAATTTATTCCATTCGCATTATACTAATTATCTAGGCGCGAATGACGCACCCTATCAGGCCATAAAGAATCAACATGTGCACCCCCCGGTACACACTTACATCGACGCAGGGTAACTGCCCCGCAAGCAATGCTCGCTCGTGCGTTCGATGGTTCTTCTTACTAGATAACCAGTCCAAATCATGTTAATAAATTCTATGGGGACACCTGTCACCCAACATTATTAACACTCTTTGAGTTCTTAAACACCTATCCTTTTCAATGATCACTTCGCAATGATTAAAAATTGTTCAAGGAGATAGCATACGACGCTTGGGTTCGATACTCCCACCACTTTGAATACCATCTAAATAAACAATAAGTAATATTACTAATGAATCAAATACTTCGCAACAAATGCTTAGGCGCAAAATTAACAAATAAAAATAAACACAAACAAAAGTTGCAGAGAAAATAAATTTTAAAAACGTTTGTCTAAGCTCTTACCAGTGCTCAGAAAC